TCCAACGGATCCACCAAATGAGTTTGTGGATAATGACCCGTTTAACCATCGTGTATTTGCGGTTTCTAGAGATCTTCATGTATATGTCAGATATGATAGTGTCAGCGGGGTTGTAAAGATAGTAAACTCTGATGGGTCTAAAAGTGGTTTAAACTTAAATATTGACGACGTCAAGGATATCACCATTTCCAAGAACGGTACCATTATAGCTTTTCTCACTGAAAGGTATACATATGTCTATTCATTTAAGGACAATGGTTGGACACTGAAATCTTCACTTTATGTGCGTATAGAAGACATATCCGAACTTTATGATTTCAAAATGTCAGACGATGGGAACACACTAGCATACATAGACGCTGATACATTCGCAAACAAGTCACTCATTCGATTATATGTTTATAACGGGGTTGACTGGGACAGAGTGTTGAGTGAATCAGATCTTGTAATGAACGGTTCAGGTGTAATTGCTGATATAGGGTATGATATGAATTATTATACATATGTGGGTAATACCCCACAGAATAATTACTTAACAATAAAAAAGATAAACCCACAATCCGAAACCATCATCGTCAACGTCGACCAGGAATTTTCTAGGTTGTTTCCTAACCAGATTAAAAGTTGTAAAGTCTGTCTAGAGATGGCGTTTCTTGACGAGTACGAACGGACCTTCATAAAAAAACATAAAAAAGATTACGTCATCACTCAACTGCAACAGGGAACATACACCATACCAAGGGCGATAGAGTCTCATAAGATTAGAACACGGTTTGTGAATCCAGTGAAGGAAATGTATTTCGTGATAAGGAGGGTTAACAATAAGGGATATGAGGACTTTGTGTCACCCTTTGACTACGACAATGACAGAATCACGAGTGAGAACAAGCTCATCTTCTACGAAAACCTAAAAAGTTTAGAGTTGACACTAAACGACACACCAATTCTTGATAAGGATACGGGCAACTTTGTATTTCTCAAGTCTATTCAGCCCGCGATCCATCATTCCAAAACACCCCTCATACGACGATTCTACAGTTACAGTTTCGCGTGTGAACCAGAACAGGCACAACCGACTGGACAGGTAAACTTTAGCCTCATCAATAATCAGCTCATCACAGCCAACGTGACTGAAAATACAACCTATGACCGAACACTCGACGTGTACGCTTTAAGTTACAATGTTCTTAGATTGGATAAAGGTTTGATGCGAATGGTATTCAATACGTAATGGAACAACAATACATTACGTCGATGATAGATATAATGACACCCGTCCTCGAACAGAGTATGCTCATTGCATGTGAATACTGCAAAGCAACCGGTCGCGACACCGTCACGGCGGAAGATGTTGAATATGCCACAAAGTATTGTGCTATGAATACCGTCGGAGAACATATCGGTTCATTTTTTCCAGAAATATACGACAACCAGGAGGAGGATGACGAAGATTCCGTGGAAGAAGTGAGTGACGATGAATGTCCCCCATTTATCAGGTACTCAGGAGACGATTCCAGGTTTATTAAGGTTAATGAAGCCTACGATTACTGGGATGAATGGAATCCACAAAGTCCGGCAGAAGAGATGTTAAAAAATGCCATTAATAGTAATGGACCCGGTGGGATGGACGAGCAATGAATTTAAAATCATCGACGAAGATTCAAGTTCCGGTTCGGACTCAGATTGTGACACAGAAGAAAGTTTCCAGGTGACCAAGGGGTATTCTGTACAGAAATACCAAAAGATCCTGACAGAGGTTGAATTATTACCTGAATAATTTTCTATGCCTACAATAAATGTCCGGCCCCGCCATCGAAACTGTCCAGGTACTCACCAAGGAACTCCAGACCCAGTCCCTCAACTCCGTCGTCGCGGGTTTCTCCTTCGCGGCTGCCATCTCGTGGCTTGACCTTGTCCGTTGGGCGATCAACCAGATCGTTCGCGTCCAGAAGAACGGTGGTCTCCACTACGGTCTCACTGCCCTGTTCACGACCCTTCTGTCGGTCGTCGTGTACCTCGTGATCTCCCGCTTCTCTCCCACAGTGAAGAAGCCTGCGGCTCCCATGTACGCCATCACCCGTTAAGTTCTCTTACGTGTGACGAATAGGATGAATATACCCAAAAATGTAATGACGGCAATCAGTATGTACTGTTGATTCCATCTATACGGATCCCCCAGATCGGGGATGCTTATAGGCGATGGTAAAACCCCGATATCAGGAGCTGTATGTTTCGAGATGGCTTTGAACTTTCCAGTGCTACACTCGATTTTAAATTTCAACACGTGTTCTTGATTTCTAAAATCGTAGGGGATGAGACGTCCCTGACTCATCGTGAAGAAGGTAATGTGTAATTGTTTCAAATTCTTTTGTGATCCCGAGAAGAATGTGTGTTCGACGGGGTCTTCAGATGATGTATAGTTGACATAGTCACCATTCAAAAGAATTTGTCCAGTGAAGAACGGTTCGCGAATGTAGACATCTTTATTGAAGGTCTCGGATCCAGTTCCCAAACGTAACATCATGGCATTCGGACCTTCTAGGTTGATGCTGCCACCCGTAAAACTTTCGTTTTGTGCTATCGTTATGTTCTGGGGTGGTAACCCAAACACTTGGTGAGGTGTCGTGAAATTTGAAGTGATAAGGTTGGAAACATCGTCCAACGTACCCAGTCCGTAGCGGGCATTTGTTCCGTCACCAAACTTTAGAACCACTGGGTCATTGCCTCCATTCAACCACGTCAATGCATTCGTGTTGGAGTCATATGTGACAGTGAGGTCAGTGAGGTCAGTGACGTTTGAAGCGAGGTCGTCCCCGTTCACGAAGGAGCGGTTCGGTAAACTGATTGTCGCACTATCGATACTAAACGTATTGTTATGTGTATGGATCAGTGTCTGACTGTTGGGTATACGAGCAGACAATAGTGTAATCTTCTGGATGTCATATATTTCATTCTTCAAGTCGATGACATAATCGTGTGGGTCTGGGTATTTCGAATAGTCGCGTTCGCTACTATCGATTTCTAAGGTGTGGACCTCCATTAAAATTTAGGTATATAATTTTAATGAGTGTTTCTATTTAATTAATGGACTTGCTGAAGGGATTGTTCGCAAGTTGGTTTTTCGCTAAATCCAGGCGGTTCCCCATCACGTGGGGGTTAGGAGCACCCTTATAGGGGTTAAGCTCGGTATACTTATTAACCTGGTAGTTCTGGGTCCAACCACCATTGGCGGCACCGGTGCGTCCATCTATCCGTGTCTTATCGTGACGGATCGTCGTCAGGGCACCGTGTTGGTTGACAGGCTTCTCACGGACGTTCATGCGGCCTGGGTTACCCATACGGTTGGGCTTGGCACGACGTTCATCGGGCCTGATACCAAAGGCAAACTGTTGATCAACACTGTATCCGGGCTGACCATTGGTTCCTTCAACACCCATACGAGCCGCAGGGGCGATCATGTAGCCACCGTAGAAGTTCGCGATACCAGGTGAAGGATTGTTCACGTGCATGAACTGAGAATCGTGGATGTCCTCCTTGTTACGAGTGGGGTTCTGGGGCAGTGTCTGACCGGGGATGAAACGACGACCAGGTGTCTTTTCAAGACCATCGGCACGGTGACCAGTCTGAGAACGGTTGGTTGTTCGCATCGCCTTCTGGTGAGACGCCCGAGGGACAACACCACTCATACCCTGGGCACGACCAAGAGTGGGAGGGCGACGCTCTGGGAGGTAGGCGGTCTTCTCGGGATGGTTGTAGCTCACCTTACCAATCTCCGCACGACGACCACCCTTAGTATCGACAGCGGGACCAGCTCTACCAGGTAATGTAGTGAGACGGTACGCACCCGTGTTTACAGGGTTTACCCTGAAAACCTGTTGATAACCACCAGCCGATTCAACATCGGCACCGAGGCCTAGACCCGGACCAACTAACTTCTTTTCGACTGGGGAAAGATTGTTCATTCGACCCTGATCATAGAGACGACCACGCATTTCGAGAAGTTCTTGACCACCGGTCCTATTTTGGGGTGCGATAACCGAAAAGGAATCGACTTCAGATTTACGATCAGTGAATGGATCAGAGAATTCAATTTCTTCATACTCGGTATCGTACAATTCGGGCTCCTTCTCCACAACCTTTTTGGGTTGCTCTGGAACTTCACTCAGTTTACGACCGGCATAAATGAGACCGGCGACAGCCATTATGGACACGGGGTCTGCCATTCTTACTTGATGATAATATTTTTATTGGGGTAAATATCTTTGGTTAAACATACTATTCTGGATATGGGCACGTGTACTGAGTGGTTCATAGGTACGGGTGCGAAGAGGTACCTTACACGCCACATCATTGAGGGGGAAGAAACCACTCTCATGTGGCTTCACCACAACTTTATTGAAACGCGTCGTCGCTTGGGGACGGAGTTGGTCACTCACCTCGATATGTTGAGCTGGGGAACCCTTGCCCGCCATGTAAGGAGCAGTCCCGAATACCATCGTCGAAGGATTACAGCAGTAATTCAAGGCACTGGGTTGTGGGTACACAAAAACATCATCGGTCGCCTTGTTCGTGGGAACACCACCACCTTGGACAATGTTCAGTCCTGGTTGGAGTTGATACGCCATTTATTATTACGTGAGAAAATTAAGCTGAATGCCCAGCCCTCAAACCAGAGCCCCTGTGCATACCAGTTCTCTTACCGCTAGGATCCAAACCCCCGAAAGCTTCGAGCTGGACACCGCGAGCATTAGGATTACAGAAAGTTCCATCCGTCTTGCACATGGGTGCCATCTTCTTACCGTAGCACCACTCCGCAAAGCCAGTTTGGTCACCAGCAGCATTTGTCACCGGGTTGGAAACGAATTGACGAGCCATAGCATTGGCTTGATATTCGGGAAGAGCTGTCCTGGAACGACTAGGCATGTACTTGGTACGCCTCTCGAGAGAATCGCTAATCCCGTTCTTAACCGAAGAATGGTAACAAGCGGATGGACGATCAGGGCGATCTACAAAGTCTGACAATAACATGTTACCCATGGGATTGTCATCCGTGGGTAATTGACAATTAGGACTCAAATCCTCCTTCACCATCGTAAGGCGGGCGGAACCTTCCTTGACCATATCAGAGTTGTACATAACGTACAACACACCCAACACAGTCGCAGCTAAAACAAAGATCCGAGGATCTCGACGAATTAAATAGATAAAGCACGCAGCGTAGATGATAAAACGTGAAGCAGCGTTCACACGTTCTGCCGCTGTCTGCTTGTTGGTGGGCCAGAACTGCAGAACATTTTTACGATCAATGAGTTCTTGTGGGTTGTCAAACCAAACCTTCATTTATATAGGGTGAGTTTATTTTTTCATCATGCTGCTAAACATGCTCATGAGAGCCTTCTCGTCAATTTCACCGTCGCCAGATTGCATCTTATCGGCACAGTCCTTAGCAACGGACTCGATGACGGACAACGTCTCTTGGGGGATTGCAGTGATAGTCGTTCCGAGCATGTAAAGCGTCTGAAGGTACTGCCATACGGCACCCTTCGTAGCATCAGACATCTTATCCTTCCAGTACTCCTCGATGTTGAGATCCTGGAGAAACTCGATGCCCTTGATGTCCTCGGTGAAGAACGTCTCATCCTTCTGGGTAATCTTCTGAGCGTACGCACCCACACCACCCATGTAAGCCTCGACACACTTACGGGGGTTCGTAGACTTTAGAAGGTCGAAAGAAGTCATGAACTTCTTGATACCCTTCTCGTTAGGAAAGGTTTTATGCAATTCCACAAGAAATTGACCCATCATATCATTGAACGCGGATACGGAAGCCATATTTATAGTAACTTGTGTGGTTTAATCTTTAAGTTTAAAAGGGTTCGCTAGATATGACTTCCCTCTGTGCTAAACCATTCGCGACGATAAAGTATACGAGAATGGCGTTGAGCACAGCGGGCTTCACGTAGCTGCTGTTGGGGAGTTTTCCTTCGTTGTTGATTCGAGCCTTGGCATGAATGTAGCCAGTCGTGATCGCGGCCGCGATGAGACCGGCCCACATTGGGTCGCGGAGATAGTCTGAGAGTTCCATTTAATTATACCCAACTTTTTTTGTTCTCTCATCGGCAGCATCATTGAAAAAGACGTCGTCTTCGCCTGTTGGTTCAGGCTCGGGCTCGGGCTCAGGGTCTGGAGACTGAACACTATGGATCGTCTTGAATTCGTTAGCGAGACCACTCGGTTCCAACGTGGGATCCAATGGCGGGGGAGCCTCTGGCTCTGTCTCAACGATTGGTGTCTCCGACTCCATAGGAGGCTCCGGTTCCATCATAGGCTCCGACTCGTCATACACGTCGGGGTCTTCAGTATCGGCAATCTGTTCATCGTCGTCGATGCTAATGTTACGGTCGGTCTGAGACATGTACGTCTGAAGAATCTGTTGAACGGGAATTAGCTCCTTGACTGTGTTTTCGATGCAAATGGAGATGCGATTATACAGTTTTTCGTCGCGGACGTGTTCAGATTGTTCTTCGTGGTAGATGTAGGGATCCCTGTATAATTCCTTCGCGACATTGTCGTAACAGGTTTGAATGAAAACTTCGTTGGTTGGAACCTTCAGAGAAATCTTCTTGTTTTCCGCCCTGAGACGCACAGACGATAGAATCTTGACACAACTGACAAAGACTGCAGCCAGGAGATCACCGAACCACGCACACCGAGACGTAATGTTATCACTGTGACGCTTCGACATCGCGTTACTCCAGTTTGGAACTTCCTTGAGTAGTTTCTGGAACATGATCAAAACCTTGCGACCCTTTGAGAGTTTGTTCGCCTCGTCATACATTTCAGCAAACACTTCAACGATGGGTGTGCACATGACAAGGGAAAGCTGTCCAAGGTATTCCTTCTTGGCTTCAACTAGAATACCGAGTGGTTCAGACATATTATACTAAAGGAGGATACAAAAATAATTAAAGGTACTACGCACCATTCCGGTATTTATTCGCCATCTTTTTAAGGTTAATGAAGGAAGGTATGTCACCATCATCACTCGCGGCTGGTGTTTTCTCTTTTCGCGGTGAAGACCACGTTACACATAAATCAATTTCTGATAGTACCTGCACCCTGAAACCACCGATTTCAAGTTGTCTCTTCAAATATGCACACGCATGAGAACGATCGAAAGTTGGAAACCCAAACACTACAGATGGTACACGGAGAAATACACATTTGCCACCCAGTTCAACAGTGTGGCGTATTTTTCTAGAGAATTGTTCGTAGATTTTCTTGTACAACTCCTTCTTGTTTTTCTTTCTACTTGATTCAATGTTTACTATCTCAGATACATTGATCATTATAATTACTGTAATTTAATTTTTGCCTTTTCTAACTCAACCACCGTTGGAACAACTTGTTGCTTCACCAACTTGTATTGGAAGAATTCCTTAGCCTTCACATCACTCTCTTCGTAGGGTCGTGTATCACCAGGAAGTTCAACGTCGATGGGCTGCCTGGTGGATCCGATAACCTCAACCGTAGGCTCCACACGGATGTCAACCGTGGCACTGAACCCAGCTACGAAGTCAACCTTCGAAATCATCATAAACATACAGCGATAAAAGTAATCCTTCGTTTTGGGGTGTTCAAACTTCTTCGCAGCGATCGTCTCGATGATGTAAGTGGGCTTCTTATACTTTTTAGACACGTGCTTGTTCGTCGCCATAACCAACTTGTTCATAAGATCGTGACCAATCTCGGCTTTCTTTTCAACGTATTCGTCGATGTTCATCATCTTTTCAGCTTCCTTTTCCCGCTGGGTCTTTTGAGTTCCTGGGAGAAACAGAACGACCAGGGCGATCACTAGAGCGATGAGAATGTAGACACTATTCATTATTACTATATGCGTTAATTTTTTTTCAGAAATAAATGAGATATTTATAGTATGTCTCTTCTGGTATATAGTCCCAACTGTCCCCACAGTATTGATATTATCGAGTATGTAAAAAATAATCCCCAACTCAAACAATTGGTGAAGTTTCACAACATCAACACACATGGTATACCCTACAACTACAAGTCAAGCATTAATCGAGTACCGACCATGTTGACGAAGAATGGAAAACTACTGGTCGGTAAGGAGATCAAAAATTGGCTGACGTCACTACTCCCCAGCAACGATCTATCACACCACGAGTTTGGTGCTTTCGGGTCATCCATGTCCTCTATCGATGGTAAAGATTCTGATGACGCTGTGTTCAATCTTGATAGTTACGGCGTTTCCCTCCAACCAGCGATGACTAAGGAACTTGAAGAGCGAATTAATCGCAGTGTGAGTGAAGCGTATAATAATATAAAGAGTTAAATCGCCTTCCAGGTAGTCATGAAACTTATAACGATCCAGGCGTCGGCTATCAAGTCGACATTCGAGGTTCTCAAGGATATCCTGAATGACGTAAACATCTATTTCAAAGAAGATGGTGTGTATATCACCAGTCTAGATACGGCCCGAGTGGCTCTCGTAGACGTCTTTCTCGCGGCTGAAAATTTCGATGAGTATGAATGTGTACAGCCAGTCATCGCAGGTATCAACATCACTAATACATTCAAGCTTCTCAAGACGATTACCAACAACGATGTTCTCAGCTTGTCAGTGGATAGTAAGGAGTTTATGGATATTGAAATCCGGAGTGACGCTAAAAAGACGATAACACAGTTTCAACTGAAGTTACTGGACATCAATGAAAATCGAATCGAAGTTCCGACCCAAGACATGACGACTGTCACCACACTGCAATCTACCGAATTTCAGAGAATGTGTCGTGACATGTCAAACATTGGTAGCACGATTGATATCATACGCAACAAGAATGTACTCACACTGAAGTGTATGGGTGATTTTGCTAACCAGGAAACGTCGATAGAATGTGTCGAAGAAAGTCCATATATCACAGGTTCGTATTCGTTGAAATATATGAACACCTTTACGAAGGCGACGAGCATGTGCTCCTCTGTCCAGCTCATGCAAGAACCAGACAGTAAATTTTTAATCCTGAAATATAACGTCGCTGATCTTGGAGACCTCAAATTTTACTTAGCGTCTAAGGTATCCGAAGAGTCTTAATCTCATCGTCATAGCTCGAAACGATCTTTGACATACCGATAGCATTCACCAACTTAATTTTAGGGTACTTCTCCTTCAGGTCTGTGTGATCATAACGTAACATGTCACGAATAGGTACGTCTTCCCCGTGAAAATCGCTCTTAGGCCCTGCATACTTTTTAATTTTACTTGTGATGTCTCTTACAGGTTTATTATTACAGTCGAGAAGTGTGACACTCACCAATGGTATATTGAACGATATACCGTTATGTAGGAGCACTGGCCAGTCCACATCAACCTTCTTAGTGATAAACTTGTACTGCTTATTTCCATACCAATACCGAATCCGAAGAATGATATTGTACACGTTTTCCGGAATCGCTTCCTGGTGATAGGGTACCCCAGTCACATCAACCCAATATTCGTTCAACATCTGATCATTCCACGACCTGGATTCTTCATCCCAAAATCCACCCGTTTTCACCTGATATCCCTTGTCATGGTCGACTGAGTACTCCAGTGACCGACTCTCAATTTTGAAATCTGGCTTATCAGTGATTCTACGGTAAAGACCATAGGCCCATATAATGAGATTACTTAAAAGATTACGAATCATTTATATTAATGGAAGGTAACTTTTTAAGTAGATATAAAAATAAACTGGAACAGTGGTCCAGTTCGATTGAAAAGGATCCGAAAAATAAGTCACGCTACGAGTCTGAGATGAGTGACTATATCATCAAATGCATGCCTTATATGAATAGTTACGTGGAAGATGCCGCAGAGGAAACGAATACAGATAACGTCTTCAATGTCATCGAAACGAATGGTATCAAACGAAAAGATATATTTACAGATTATCTTATTGAAGTCGAGAAGAAGAATATATACAGACATATACCGAAAGAAGAAGAGACGTGTCCACACTGTGAATACAGTAACATCATTTATTTCAATGACACAAGTGATGCAGTGTGTGACTCGTGTGGACTCGTTGTCTCTATACTTACCAATGAAGAGCCAACCTACAAAGAAGAACAGGAAATATTCGAAAAAATTGTCAACTATTCATACAAACGTGAAAATCATTTTAATGAATGGTTGAGTCAATTTCAGGCTCAAGAGATGACAACCATACCACCAGAAGTGATTGAACAGTTGCGGGCAGAGTTTAAGAAGATGAAAATCAAGAAACTGGATGAGATCACACACACAAAGGTTCGACAACTATTGAAGAAGTTGAAGTGGAACAAATATTACGAACACGTGCCCTACATCACCAACATTTTGAATGGTATCAAGGCACCAAACATGCCACAAGAATTGGAAGAGCGTCTCCGCATCATGTTCAAAGACATTCAACGACCATTTGATGATAATTGTCCGAAGGAACGTAAAAACTTTTTGAGTTATTCATATGTTCTTTACAAATTTTGTGAACTACTCAGTGAGGACACCTATCTGAAATATTTCCCACTCCTCAAATCAAAGGAAAAGTTGTACCAACAAGATATCATGTGGAAAAAAATATGTAAGGACCTCCAATGGGAGTACATACCAACCGTCTAAAAGAGACGCGTGAGAAAGCTCATTCGTTCGTCGATGTTTCTCTTTGTGTATGAAGAAGAAGTTTTAATGTCGATGAGACGGAAAAAGTATTCCTCGGCCACGTTGCAAGACTCTTCACTGTGTTCGTGTACAAAGGCATTCATCTTGTCAACAAACAACGCGATGTTTTCGATGTCATACTCGTCACATTTAAAGTCATTGATTGCGAAAATACGAGCCATGTCCAACGGGAAGTGGGAACGGATCGAACTCTTGTCGACTGGTTGAGTAATCTTGTAGACCGCATCCATCAAGTTGATGAAGGTCTTCATCTTCTTTTCAACTTCAAAGTCAGGTACATCATTGTTCTTCTCAATGTACGTCTTGAGAGTGTTGGAATGATAACGCCCGGCAACCTTGGGGTTCGCACTCGTGAAAATGTCGTACATGTTGACAAGAATCGTCACGTCGGCATGCCTATCCGTGGGTGTAAACGTTTGAATCTCCGCCAACTTATCACTCCTGATGTTCTGAATCATCAGCATGACGGGATGATCATCATAGGACCAAGCAATTTCAGTCACCCGAAGAGCATGACCCATTTGCAGAGTTCGGAAGTAGTCACGACGATCGGCATCCGTGGGATTGTCAACCGTGCACAACTGAATCTGTGTAATGTCGAATAGGTTCCGCTCTCGATCACTCAGGTCAGAATAGAGCTTTCCATTGTACCTGAACTCATCGTTACGGTACATCGACAGAGTCGTGAGTCTCTGACGACCATCGAGTACCTCGGATTCGAAGATACCGATGTTCTGAGGATTGGTAGCCAAACTGATGGAGGGAATGGGGTAAGACTTATCAACGATGGATGCAATCAGATTCTGTCTATCCTCGAGTGACCATACATCACCTCGTTGATAAGGAGGGGACAAGTCGATAATCTTCTCGTCAACCTGGAAGGCCAGGTTGGAGATGCAGACGTGACTGTAGTTGAACTTGGGCATTGTGGTAATGTCAATGGCCAATATCGGTATCTACTTAGGTGACAATTTTTCGTATTTCAACCTCTCGATCTGAAAATGGTGGAAAGTTGATCAGATAGGCAACCTTCAAATCAAGGAGTCTCAAATAGTTGAGAGCCTGTAGCTCTGCTTGATCATTGAGGGTCTTGATGGTTTTAAATTCCAACACTACCTGTGAATCGACGATGATATCTGCTCGAAGGTTTCCAATCACATGACCTTCGAAGGGTACAGGTACGATTCTCTCAGATTCATAACGTACACCAGCATTCCGTAAAAGAACCTCCATCGCATTATGGTAGACTCGCTCACTGTAACCGGGACCCAGATCGTTATAAATCTTTTTTGCGAAACCATCTATATTCATTGTTTGTTTAATAACCAGAACCTTTAATGTCGTGTCTCGAGTATGTGAGGAATGACACAATTGTAACGGTTATGGATTTTCCGGATTTCTTTATTTACATACTCGATAAGTTCCAATAACACAGAACGAAGCTTTTTATATTCGTTGGGATTCAACACATATTGTCTAAGCATATCACCAGCCGTATCTATGAACATCTGATGAATGTTCCGTATGTCTCTATTTTTTTCACGAAGTTTATCCCTTCTCTGTAACTCTCTCTTGAATCGAAACTCGTCAATATCGTTCAACATGTAGGATACCCTCAACCACATATTGTCATTGTCATAAATTTCGTCATATCGATAATACATGTCACGGTTATACTGTGAAATAATCTGCCTAATGTGGGTCATAAACTGATTGTACCGTAGTTCTTCAAATCCGGGAACACCGCCACATGGGATGTCTCCGT